GTCTGCCCCAGGCTCTCCGAGACGCCGTACTTGGTCAGCTTCTTGCGAGCCTCGTCGCCCTTGCTGCCGGTCTGCGCGGCCTGCGCGATCAGCTTGTCGGCCGCAGAGGACGACATCTTGGAGTTCTGCAACAGGGTGTTGCGCCCCCGCATGTACTCCTTGAGGTTGTCGACCGTGTCGGCGTCCCAGCCGCTGGCCTGGCCGAGCTGGTCGACGTTGTAGTCGAGCACCTGGCCACTGGCCGTGGCCGCCGCGAACTTCTTGGAAGAGATCGACTTCGACCCGAACGTGCGCGACATGATGTTGTCGGACAGCGACCCGATGCCTACCGCCTTGCCTCCCGACCCGATGGTCCGGCCGTAGCCGAGACGCTGGGCGGCGAGCGACGCCTGCGGGTTGTACATGCTGCTGTAGAGCTTGGCTCCGGTCTCTGCATCCAAGCCGGCGATGTACGAGGCGCCGAAGGCGTTGCTGCGGGCGCCCGTCTGTGCCGAAGTGCCGTAGGTCAGGCCGAAGTTCTTGTCCAGGAGGAAGTTCGCGTTGCTCGCGTCCTCGGTGGACTGAGCCACGACCATGCCGTAGCTGTGGTCACGGATCCTGTTCTTCCAACCCCACTTGTCGTATCCGGAAGGTGCACCACCAGAGGCTATGGAGGCCCAGTTGGTGTACCGGTCCATCTCCTCCATCTGCGGCTTCATGCGGTCGCCGTACTTGACCGCCTGCCCGTAGACCTTGCTGAGTGGCCCACTGCCGGTCTTGGCGGGAGCGGACGTGTCCCCCGAGGAGCCGCTGTTGTCGACCGGCACAGTGGCGCCGAAGTTCCCGCTGGAGGTGCTGCTACCACCCAGGGAGGCAGAGCCGCGGTCGTCCAGCGGTACACGGTTGGGAAAGCCGCCGGACGGAGGAACGCTGTAGCCCCCGCGCTGCACCCGCCCGGCGTTGAGGACGGTGCCGTTGCGCGAGGCATACACACCGCTGCCGCTGACAGTGGCGCTCGACAGGCCCGTGGCACGGTTGTACGCCCACATCCGCTGTCCGACGCGCAGACCGTACGTCGGGTTGCTGGCGATGTTCTGCCGGCGGATGGCCTCGTCGAAGAGCGACCCGTAGCGGGCGTCCGCGTTGACCTGCCGGGCCTGCGCCACCCGGTCGGGGGTTACACGGCCGAGCAGGTCGGGGTTGACTCCGGGGCGCGTCGAGGCGGAGGACTGCTGGGCCTGGTAACGGGCCTGGGCGGCAGCCGCTTCCTGCTGCCGCTGCGCCGCCTGCTGCGCCTGCCGCTGGGCCTCGCGCTGCATCCGGGCGACTTCGAGCTGCTCCTGGCGCAACGCCGACTGCTGTCGGGCGGCATCCTGCGCACTGCGGAGCTGTGCCTGCGCCTGCGCCATCGAGGACTGTGCGGCCGTCCGAGCGTCGCTCCGGCCGACCTGGGCGTTGTAGCGGTCGGCGAGGCGCGCGCCGAGGTCCCCGCCGTAGACGCGCCCGGTGACGGGGTGCGTGAATGCAGTGCCTGTGCTGCCTCCGGCCTGGATGACGGTGTTGGCCGGCGGGTGGGAGATCGGGGCCGCGTTGATACGGGTCGTCTGGTTGGCCGCCGGGAATGCCTGCGTCGGCATGCCACGGAACGCCGCCCCTCGGGTTGCCGAGTTGATCGCACCCTGGAGGGCGCGGTTGAGGGCGGCGATGTTGGCGCCGAGCTTGTCGATGTCGCTGGAGACCTTGTCGGCCGCCCGCTGCATTCCGTTGGTGCCGAGGAGGCGGCCTCCAAAGTTGGGCTCTCCCCGGTTGATCTCGTTGTCTTCAGCCACTGGAAGCCGCCGCCTCCCTTCTTTCCTTGACCCAGAGGGCCAGGTCGCGCCAGTACTCGCGCTCGCTGACCGTCAGTTGCCTGATCTCGCTGAGCTGCCACTCGGGGTGGGCGTAGGCGAGAGTGGTGTAGTCGGCCCGTGTCGCTCGGGCGTCAGAAATCGCGAAAGATGTCCGCCACCGAGAGCGGCAGCGGAACCTCGCCTCCGCACGCCTCGTGCTCGATCGACACCTCCAGCAGCCGGGGACCGGGCTGGGTTGCGGCGAGCTGCTTGAGGATGGTGCGGATGTCCCCCATGCCGAGCGCCTTGGCCAGGTCCGCGCTGCCGGGCGTGACGGCGCCCTGGGCATCCCGGACTTCCACCAGGCAGCGACCCAGCAGGAAGGTGTTGCGCTCCGCGTCCGTTGCCTTGGGGATTGCGAGCATGGCGGCCTGGTCGGCGCCGGTCGGATAGCGCACGATGGCGCAGCCGCCCTTGCGCAGCGGGACCGTCAGCCGGCTTGAGGTCGCGGTCGTGGGCTCGATCGCGCCGAGGGAGATCGTGGCTGCGAAGTCCTCACCGCAGGTGGGGCAGATGATCTCGGAGAACTCCATCTCGTCGCCAAAGGTGACCCTTCGGATGGCTACGACCAGGGCGTCGCGGTCACCGAGGAGGAGCTGCGGCAGTATGTCGGAGGTGGCTGGCACGTCACCGATGCGGACGGTGCCCAGCTCCAGGAGGGTCTCCAGAAGCCGCAGCGGGTTGGACCGTACGCGGGCCAGGGCCTCCTCGTCGGCGCCGGTCAGTTCCCGCACCTCTGCCTCGGTGATGACGTGGTCCTCGCGGATCAGGCCGGCGGGGAGGGTGATGAGGCAGTCGGCCGGCGCCGGGATGGCCGGCGGCTCCCCGGCCGAGTTGGCGAGGAGGGAGTCGATGGCGGCGGTCGCGCCCTGGGTGTCGCCGAGGACGTCGACCTGCCGACCACCGGGGGAATCGAAGGTCCAGTCGTACTGCATTTCAGACATGAGTGATTTCCTTGTATCGGGGATTACTTGATGTACGCCGAGGAGTTCGGGCCGTAGTTGTCGGCCACCTTGAAGTCCCATCCCTCGTGGGCGAATGTGATCTGGTTGACGGCGAACGTGTTGCTTCCGGCGTCGAGATCACCGAATGCCACCGAGGTCGGCCAGGCGTTGTAGAGGCGCCAAACGGCCTTCACCGCGGCCTTGTTCTTCGTGACCGGGTGGTCGATGAGCATGATGTCGATCGTGGCCCGGAATTCGGTGCCGGTGTCGCTGCCGGAGCCGTTGCCCTGCATGACATCGAAGAGCTGGTACATCCAGTTCACGAGGACCTGGTCGCCCGGCATCATCCCCTTGGACAGGGTGACGGGGCTGAAGTCGCTCTGACCAGGCATTTTCTGGGTTGTGGTGTTCATGCCACCAGCCCTGTACGCGATGACGTCGGTCGTCACCGAGAGGCCGCTGACGCTCATGAAGCCGAGCTTTGGATACTGCTGGGCGAGCTTTCCGACCTGGCTGATCTGGACGTGGAACTTGAACGAACGAAGAGGGTCCGTCTGACGCGAGGCCAGACTCTGGCTCTGCGAAACGGTCTTGAGGGTGGATGCCATTCACTACTCCCGTAGCACGAAGTGCGCCGGGTGGTTTTCCGTGTTGATTCCGTGTGATGTGACGAGGGGTTTACGACGGGGTCGGACCCTTTTCCGATCCGACCCCGGTTCCTTACGCGGACTCGGTTACCGTCGCGCCGCCGTCGTACTGGCTGATGTGGATCGCGACGTATTCGGCCGGCCGCGCCACGGCGATACCGACGTCGATGTGCACCTCACCGTTGTCGACCGTGGTGGCGGTGTTGTTGCTGTCGTCACAGACCACGACGAAGGCGGTGTCCGGCGTGCTGCTGGCGAACTGCCCGGCCTGAGCCTGCGTGGTGAGCTGCTGGGTGAGGGTCGCCGCGATGGAGTGCCACAGCTCGGGGGTGTTGGGCGCGAAGACCGCACTGCGGGTGAGGTCGACGAGGATCTTGCGGGTGTAGGTGAGCAGCCGGCGAACGGCGATGTACCGGTCGGGGTAGCCGTTCTTCAACGTGCGAGCACCCATGATGCAGATGCCGTTCTGGGGGATCTGCCGGATGACGTTGATGCCCCAGGCGTTGAGGTTGTCGAGCTGGGAGTTGGTGAACCGCAGCTCGGTGGAGTACACGCCCGTGAGCCGGCTGAGCGTGCCGGCTGCCGACTGATGCGGGCCGTAGAGGGTGTCCGTCCTGGCGATCTGGCCCAGGACCGCACCACCAGGCGGCAGGGTGCGGGTGGCGCCGGATGCGACCGAGGACGGGTCGGCCGACACCAGCCACGGTCCGTAGACCGCGACGTACGAACTGGACTTCAGCGGCGGCGGGCTCGTGCTGGCGTTCGCGGCCGGCGAGAGCTTGGCGTAGTTGGTGACCGCGGTGGCGGCGTCCAGCGACGGCGTCGAAGGCGCGTCGACCACAACGAAGGCGTACCCGTAGTCCTCGGCCCACGTGATGATGTTGTTGAGGGTCGCGGTGTCGGTGACGCCCGGCAGGTTGACGTTGACGATCTCGCCGGTCGCTTCGAGCTGCTTGGTGGCGGTGACCAGGTCGGGCGTGGCGACGCCGTCCAGTCCGCCCGTCAGCGGCGTGCCGGTCTGGATTGCGGGGGTGATCGAAGCGGACCAGGCATCGGTGGCGACGTAGTCGGCCTTGATGAAGGCCGAGCCGTTGACCGGGGAGTTGATCATCGCGACGAGGTTCCGCGCGTCCGCCGGGTCGAGGCTGACGTCGTTGTACCGGTCGGCGGTGTAGGCGTCCGTCGTGCCGCCCACCTTGATGGCCATGTTGAAGCGGCCAGCCCCGGTGTTGGCGTCGGAGACGTCGATGTAGATCTTGTTGCCGAACGCGCCGGCCGCCTTCGCCGTCAGGGTCAGCAGCGCCTCGGGGGTGGTCTGCCGGTCGTTGATGGTGACGTGCGAGGCGACCGAGTCGGACGGGACCGCGCGGCAGACGTACGCCTTGCCACCGCCGTTGGCGAAGTACGAGTACACCGCGTACGGCAGAAGGTCGGTGCCCGTGCCCCAGCCCCCGTAGACGAGGTTGAACTGCGACCAGGAGGTGATCAGCGTGGGGACGGCCGGGCCGAAGTTGTGGGCGCCGACGAACGCGGCGATGGCCTCACCGGGATTCGTGGTGACCGGGTTCGATATCGCATCCAGCGTCTCGTCCACGTAGATGCCGGGGCGCAGGAAAGTCGCCATAGAGAAAGCTCCTTCAGGGCCTACTGGCCGAGGGGATGAGTGGTGATGTCGACCGTCTGGACGGGCTTGACTTCGGCGATCTCGTCGAGGAGTTCGGCGCTCACGTGCAGCAGGTAGTCGACCTGCCACAGGCGCTTCCCCTGGGAGTCGCGGCCCTCGTTGAATTCGGGTCCGCCGGCTACTTCGAGACGCCTTACGGTTCCGTCCTGCGGAACTTCCAGGTAGGCCCAGCGCGGGTGGAGATAGTCCCTCGCGGAGAGCGCCTGTGCGATGCTCGCCGCGTGCCGCTGCTTTCGCGTGTAGACGGTGACCTGGTACTCAAACAGGTACGGGATGGGGTCGGACGCCAGGTAGGACTTGGCGCTGTCGTACCCCTCGGGGGTGTAGCCCAGTTCGACGGTCCCGCGGTGCTCCCGACCGTGATCGGGGTCCATGCGGGTGCGCTCGATGACGATGAGCGGAAAGGTCGCCGCCGCCAACTCGTTTTCGGGGAGACGGAAGCGTACGTCTACCGGAAGGCCCTCAGTGGGTGCGTTGGTGTCATTGACAACCAAACCCTGGAGCTTCGCCTTGATGGCGGCATCCTCATTGGTTATCCAGGGCATTCCTTCGGGCCTTCCGGTAATTACGTCACGATTCCTCCGGATTCAGGATTGCAGCATTCGCAGGAATCTGTTACAGGCCCGGATTTAGGCGGCGGCAGTCCAGACGTTGTTCGCGTCGGGAGTTGCGCTCGTCATCGTGTAACTCGCCGGAAGCGCGGTCTGGCCGGATGCGGAGCGGCAGAACCTGTAATTGCCGGAGGTGAGGTGCGCGTTTCCGGGGGTGAAATTGCCAAGGGTGGATCCGCACGCGAACGTAGGGCTCGTCGTTCCGTTCACGAGGAAGGCGATGTAGTACTTGCCGGCCGCCGCGCTGTACGAGGACGTGAGCGCCATGGTCTTGTCGCCTGCGGAGTTCCATGTCGTCGACATGTCTGCGGTGACGCCGACGCGGGTGCCGCTGGAGGTGTAGAGGCCGGCCAGGCACTGGTTCGCCGTGAGCCCGGTTCCTCCGGCGCTGAGGTTCACGCACAGGCTCGTGATCGTCGCTGCGTTCCGCAGGATGATCTCGACGAAGTAGATGTAGCCCGTGCTGAGGGCAGTACCGGTGGTGGAGCAGGACGCAGGGTCCATCGTCCAGGCGATCAGGCCGTGGTCGCTGGGGCGCCACTCGTTCCTGGGCACCGTGGACAGGTCGGCTATGGCACCGCTCGCGGCGCGCACCTTGAGCACTCCGCCTTCGGAGTAGAGGATCGCTCCGCCTGTCGGGTTGGTGCTCGGTACCGGGGATGCGTCCTTGATGCCCAGCACACCGCCGCCGCCACCCAGGTCCGGGGTGGCGGACCCGAGCTGGACGCTGCTGGTGTGCAGCGACTGGCCGCGGTGAACGATCTGGCCGGCAGCGTTGATCTCGAAGGCGACGTTGCCGTTGGTGTCCTTGAACTTCGCCAGGGACTGGTTGGGCGACGAGGAGGCCGTGACTTCCAGGGCGACGGTGTCGGGGTCGTTCTGCTGGATGGACACCCGGCCGGCGTTCGCCGGCCCGTTGATGGCCATCGTGCCGGTCACCAGGTGGTCAACCATCCAGGCGCCCTGGCGCAGCGTGGCCGGTCCGGGGCCGGTGTGCGCGGTCGCGTACGTGTAGCCGGCGAGGCCCTTGAGGGACACGTCAGCCGTGATGACTCCCTCGGGGTATGCCGGCAGGCCGTACCCGTACACGTTCGTATCGGAACGCTTCCGCTTTCGCAGATAGACGCCGTCACCTTCGTCGGTGCCGTTTACGTTTCCGTTTCCTTCGATCGTGTAGATGAAAACGGAGTCGTAGGCGTAAACGAGCCCAGTGTGGTCAGCTCCACTTGGGCCCAGCATTACCTGTGAACCGACAGCGGGATACCAGCTCCAGCGGCTGGCTGCCTGCCACCAGGTAATGGAGGCTGAACAGTCCGCAGTGCGCGGGAAGAGGTTTGCGACGCCCGCTCTCATGGCAACCCACGAGATAAATGTGTCACACCACGACTGTCCATCGGCCCAGGCCAGCGTGGGTACTTCGTAGGCGTAGCGGGTGAAGTTGTTCCAGCCGCCCTCCGCATATCCTTCGTGGACGCCGACCTGGCTCTTGGCTACCGCTACGACGAGCGGCATTTTGGGAATGACCATGGGGACTCTCTGTCAGCTCGTAAGGAGCGTGTTGATGACTCCTGCGACGTAGGAGTGGCCGGCGTCTGACATGAAAAAGGCATCGGTTCCTGCGGCCCCCGGATTCGAGGTATCGCCCCAGTAGCCGAGCGCCTGCCAGTAGTTCCACGAGTTCCGACCCAGCGCCCAGAGGTCGATGACGGCTGCCTGGAATACGCGAGCAAGGCCGTGGGCGCGGTCGACGAAATCCTGATAGCAGAAGGTGGCGGTGTCGGCCGTGCCGACGTGGGGCAGCAGGATGACGATGTCCGTGGCCCCGGTGGCGGTTCCGCCGTCTCGGATGTTGCTGAGGTGCTGGCGCACGCTCGTCGCCCAAGCGTCCGCGTCGATACCGCTGACGATGTCGTCGATGCTGACCGCGTAGATGACGACGTCAGCCGGGTAGCTCGGGCCGCCGTTCCACGGCATCTTCAGGGTCGGCAGGTACTCGCTCGCGACGGTGTAGCGGCGGGAGAGGTTGTTGAGTACGACTCCCGTAGCGTTTTCGCCGGCCACGCCACAGACGGACAGGTACTGGCTGCTGGTGCCGGTGTGGGTGAGCTTGACGGTGTGGGTGCCGACGGAGAGGCCCGTGATCTTGGTGGCGATGACGGCGAGTCCGGTGGTGGCTGTGTCGGTGACGGCGACGGCGGTGGCGCCGTCGATGCTGTAGGACCACGGCGAGTGCTGGCCGTCCGCACCGAGCGTGTAGATCGTGACGCTCGTGCCCTTGACCGTGAAGGTGAGGGTGTCGCCAGGGGTCTTGGAGTACAGGTAGCCCCAGCCGGGGCCGGCCGTGTAGCCGCCGATGGCCCAGGTGCCCGTCTGGCCGATCAGCTCGCTGGTCCAGGAGGTCGTGCTGGTGTAGCCCAGGATTCCCTGCGAGCTGAGCAGGGAGGGGTAGAAACCGGAGCCGCCGTCACCGTAGGCGCTCTGGAGCGACGTATTGAGTACGCCGGGCCAGGACTTGGTGCGGAGCTTGGATGCCGGGAAGCCTGCCGCAGTAGCCCCGCCGAGGACGGCGACGGTCGCCTTTCCCGTTCCGGCCTGGGCCGCGTTCCTCTTCGGCCGCCAGAACTCGCCCCAGGCCGGCGGGACGTAGTACCCCTTGGTGCCCTGGAGCGTGGTGTTGGGGTTCGAGGAGCCGCCGCCTGCGCTGGTCGGGACCTGGCTCGGGGTCAGCTTGCCGTCGGTGCCGAGCGTGGCGACTCCGCTGGCTACGCCGAGCTTGGAGACGTCGAGGACTGTGTGGCCGCCCTGGGTCAGGGAGCCGTCCGTTCCGAGGAGTCCTGGGCCCACCCGCTTCAGGTTCACGTCGGGGTCTGCGGAGCCGGTACCGAACGCCAGGACGCCGTCCGAGCCGGCCTGGAAGCGGGGCTTGGAGTCGGTCGTCTGCTGCACGGTGATGGCAGGCCCCTGACTCGCAGCCAGGGCGAGATTCACGGGCTGGCCGAGCTGCTGGTAGCGGGCGTCGGCCTGGGCGGGGGTGACGTAGTCGGTGGACGTGGTGGTGCCTGTGGGGATGGTGTCCGCGTAGGTGGTCAGACGCTCCTCGACGAAGGCGTCGGGACGTTCGTAGGTGGCCATGTGGCTCCTTGGTGCGCCGGGCGCTTAGCGCTCGCCGGCTCCCGCAGCGGGGATGTACTGGGCGAAGACGGCGTCGGATGTCAGCTCGTCCGGCTTGACCTCGACGGCGGTGATGGACACGAGGACGTCCTGCCGGCGGATCTGCCCGAGGATGGACATCTGGGTGATCTTGAAGAGTCGACCGTCGTAGGCGATGCGGTCCCGCAGGTACCGGTCGTTGTGGATGTCGGCCTGAGTGAGGCCGACCTTTTGGATCTGGGCGAACACGGCGCTGATGTCGAGCGTGTCGACGGTGTAGAAGCCGCGGTCGCCCTCCTGGTCGCCCGCCTCGACGTGGGTGGCGTGCAGGACCGGGACCGACCACGGTCCGTCGTAGGCCAGACCGCCCTCGTCGCCCTCGTCGTAGATGTCGTTGGAAACCGAGCGGGTGTGGGAGAAGCGCCAGTAGGCGATGACGTCGCCCACGTGGCGCTGCCAGGCCCGAAGGCCCTGGTCGATGCGCTCGCCCTCTTCCGTGGCGGAGAAGCGTCCGCGCTTCCAGTCGGCTCTGCTCATGCAGCCCACCCGTTGTAGGTGGGGTTGGGGATCCCGGACGGGTCGACGTCGTGCTTGTCGATGGTCGGCAGGACCCGCTCGGGGTAGGCGTTGTCGTCGTACTCGCGGTCTACGTAGATCGGCACGTACCGGCCGGTGGTGCGCGAGACGCGACGCAGGTTCGCCATCTCGATGCGGAAGAGCCCGATGTTGAGCTGTCGGCAGAGTTCTTCGTACCGATCGGTCATCACCGAGATCTGGTGCAGGACCTGGGTGTAGCGCTGCCCGCGGTTGACGTGGGTGCCTTCGCCCGTGGCGATGTCGACATCGGAGGAGGCGTCTGTGGCGACCGCCCACAATGCGTTGACGACAGCCAGGAGGATGAGGGGCAACTCCTCGACGTCCGGCAGGTTTTCGAGCGTCAGCGGCTCGTCGGCGTAGCGGATGAAGCCGTTGGCGGACCGGTAGCGCACGGTGGTGTGCCGGTTGTGGCAGTGCTGGAGTTCGGCGTCTCGAAGGTGCTGGGTCAGCTCCTCGTCGGTGAACATGCCGGCCGCGTTGCCCTCGACGATCAGCGTCTGACCGAGCGGGAGCGGGGCATGGGTCCCGAGGAGGGTGATGCGCCCCTCTCGGCCGTCGACCTCGTAGTCGGTGCCGACAGTCAGGTCGGTGATCGTCTGCCCGTTGAGGAGGCTGACGCGGCTGAGGGTGACGTTGACCGAGCTGAGGTCGTAGTCGGTCAGCTCTCCCGTTCCGGAGAGCAGGTCGCGAAAGCCGCTTCCGAAATCCCCGAGTTCGGAGCGCATGCGGGCGAGGATGCGTGTCAGCTCAGCCATGCGTCGAGACCAATCGCCAGGCCGGCCGTGTTCAGCATGAGGTTCTCGTTCTGGGAAGCTGAGACGGGGGTATCGAGCTGCCACACAGCGATCACCCCGCCACCGGTCGCAGGAACAGTCGACAGGGCAGCGTGTGTGACGACCGCGCCCAGACCACCGCTGCCAGTGAACGGGCCGTAGATCACGGGAGCGGAGTTGCTGACGCCGGAACCTCCGCCGGCGGGAGAGGTCGCGAGGGAGAACGTCACCGGCTGCCGGCTGTAACCCGTCGCGGATACCTCCACGGCCGCCAGGTCCGTAGAGGTGGCCATCCTGCCCGGATCGCTGGTCAGCAGGGCCAGGTAGGCGGAGCCGCTCACGTCCGTGCGGCCCGCGATGAGACCACTCAGCCACGAGCCGCTGGTGTCGGCTTTCGCCTGGCTGGCGAAGGAGTTCAGAAATCCGACTGGCAGACTGGCGGCCAGGCCCGAGAGTCCCTGCTGCTGGTAGACAGTCACCATGTAGTTCCGCAGCATGGACTGAGAGGGCAGGCTGGTACCGGCCGTCGAGGTGACGTACTGGAGGGCTGCACGCTCGGCGAGTTGAGAGAGATACCCAGGCATCAGGCCACCTTGATCGTCAGTGAGCCGGCCTGGGCCAGCAGCGATTCGCCCTGGACCGCGGTCACGGGAACGTCCAGCGGCCAGACAGCGAGCACCGCGTAGTCCGTGCCGGTCCCGGCGGTCACCAGCGCCATGTGCGTGACGGCGCCTCCCGAGCCGGACATGTCGGTGAAGGGACCGAACACCGCGCTGAGGGCGAGGTTGACCTCCGCGGGTGTCCCGGACTGGATGAGGAACGAGCCGCCGGACTTGGGCGCGGACAGGGTTACCGCCTGCCGCTGGTAGCCGGCTGCTAGCAGCTCCCCTGACAGGCCGGTCGCGATGTCGCCCGGATCCACTGTCGAGAGCGCGAGGTACACCGAGCCGCTCGGGTCGTCGGGCAGGGCCTGCACGGTGCTGCGGACGGCGGACGCTCCCAGCTCGTCGACCTGGTCGAGGAGATGCAGCAGGTACGCCTTGGGTGCCCACGCGCCAGGGGCGCTTGCGTCGCCGCCGGCCCAGTGCCTCATCTGGTGGGCCTTCAGGATGCGGTCGGCGACCGGGTCGGTCCCGGAGGTGGTGTCCTCTCCTCCCCCGGTCATGAGCGTCAGCAGTGCGTGGGATGCCTGCCGCGTGAGGTAGCCGCCGGCCATCAGTCACCGTCCGTCGGAGCGGGATCGGGCGTGGACGGTACGACGGGGTCCTCCGGGGCTTCCGGTTCGGCTGGCATGTCCGCCTGGAGGGTGAAGGCATCAGTGAAGGTGCTGCTGGCGATGGCCAGCGTCCGGTCCACGGGGGTTCCGGGGAAGGTGACGGTGTCGTGGTAGCCGACGAGGACGACGTCCTCAACGGCGTAGCCGACGCCCGCCGTACCGGGCGGGACGATCTCGAACGGCGTCACCACGGAGCCCTGTGGGACAGAGCCCACACCACTGCCGTAGCCGCCCTCAGCCGTCAGCACGTAGGGCTGTCCGACCTGGATGTCAGTCACGAGGTATCTCCTGGAAGGGCACAGACGAAAAGGGGAGAGGGAGACACCCCTCTCCCCCGCGGGCATGGGGCTGGCTCAGTGCCAGATCAGGCCCTTCTCCTCCAGGTGGTTGGCGACGAACGCCGGCACCCGGTACGGCACCCCGACCTCGAAGGTGTAGTAGTTGCCCTGGCCGATCACGACGTCGGTGAGGTTGGCGTTCACGCGGATCTCCCGCGCGGCCTCCTCGACGACGACGGGCTGCTCCTCGACCTCCGCCGGCTTGGGCTTGTCGACCAGGTCGACGACCGTGGTCGCCTTCTCGGACTCCGCGACGATGGTGGCCGTCGCCATCGACTTCGCGCGTTCCTTGGCCTCGGCGTCACGCGCCGCCGCGAGCGCTTCCGCCTGGCGTCCGGTGAGGTCTCCTGCGGGCTTGCGGGCAGTCGCCATGTGGTTCTCCTACTCAGGGAAGTTTTGTGCGGTACCTACAAGCAGGCGCCGGAGGGGCGCCTGCTTGTAGGGGTGCTTGCGAACGCTAGACTTCGCAAGCGCGAACGACCTAGTTGGTCTCCGCGATGACGACCGAGGCGTCGGTGATCAGGCCAAGGCCGAAGATCGAGTACCAGCTCAGCAGGTGTTCACGGCCGAAGTCCTGGACACCGCCATCGCGAAGCTCGACCGGCAGGGAGATCGCGTGACCGAAGGCGTTGTCACCAATGCAAATGCTCTGGTAGACGTCGGCGTGGGTCGTCGCGTTGCCGTTGTCGATCTTCTTGACCTGTGTGGTCTCGATAAAGATCACGTCGTCGATGCGGCCGATCTCACCGAGGCTGAACGCCCCCGGCTGCGCGTACTTCGAGGACTCGATCCAGGTCGGGTCCTCACGCAGCCAGCGGGACTGGTGCGGGTGCACGAAGCACACGTACACATCGCCGAGACGCGGGATGTTGCGGGTGGCGAGGGTCTCGACCATGTCCTTGACCAGGGCCGAGGTGAACCGGTAGTTGCCGGTCAGACCGGAGCGGTTCGCCGACGGGGCACCCTTGTCGTACGGGGAGATGCGGGTGATCGCGTTCCCCGAGGTGGCGAACTTGTCGTAGCCGTACAGGACGGACGACGCCTGGAGCAGGGTGTCTCGGGCCTGCTCGTCGAGGTACTTCGCCATGTTCCGGCCCAGGAGGCGGGAACCGGACGCGAGCACGTCGTCGAACGAGGAGTTGAGCAGAAGCTCGGAGACGGCGATGGCGTAGCCGTGCTCGGAGACGGTGATGCTGAACTGGCTCGCCGTGAGGGCGTGCGTCTCCATGCGGACACCTTCGACGAGCTGCGACGCGTCGCCGAGGTTGTCGTACCGCATGAAGTGGATCACGAGGCCGGGGCTTACGCCCAGCTCCGTCTTCTTGACTGCGAACTGCTCGACAATTCGCTGGTGTTACCCGCTGGATGCGGGGCCAGGTCATTTCTGCCTGGCTCTTACGGTTTTCCATCCCGCAAGTTCGGACTATATCTTCACCTCCAGTTTCAGCTCACTTCTCACCTAAGAGCTGAACCTGTTGGAGGTGCCTCGCGTGTAGTCTCTACGGAGTCCCAGGTGTTGGGTTCCCTCGGTATTCCCCGTGCTACGAATGAGTGCTACGAGGAGGAGGGGTTCACCGATACAGCGTGGTTCTCACTGACGCATCACTGCGTCAGGCGGCCCGAGACCGGAGAATCGGCATCGACTGAAACAGGATCTCCTTCGACCACAATTCTTGAATGGCCGGAGAGAGCTGCGAGTTCGTGCCGGAGTAGTTCGTCGGAGACGCCGACAGATTCGGCGTACCGGTGATGGCAGAAGCCATATTTTGCTTCCCTTACTTGTGCGGCGGGTTAGCTGAACATCCCCTGACGCGCAGCGTTGTTGGCGGCCGGCAGAAGCTGGCCGCGGAGCTTGGCGTACTCGGACATGGGCATGCTCTTGATGTCGCCAGCGGAGTACTGGCGGTAGCCGGCTTCCGTGTCGGCCGGACCGACGCCGTAACCGGTAGGAGCGGTGCCTCGCATCGAGGCCCGCGCTGTGACCTGGGTCTGCTGAATCTGGGCGACGATCGCCGCAGACTTCTGCTTCATCAGCTCCACGCTGGTGCGCAACTCGTCCTCGGTGTTGCCCTGGACGAGGTCGACCAGCTCAGGTGCGATGTCGTCGGCAGCCTGCGACAGCAGGTCGCTGCGGACGTTCTGAAGGCGCTGGAACTCCTGCTCGCGAGCGAACAGCTCGCGGTCCTGCTCGTACTTGGACGAGAGTTCGGTAAAGCGCTTCTCCCACTCCTGCTCGCGTTCCTTGAGCAGGGACTTGGCAGACAGTTCCGCCTGCCTCTTCGCCTCGGCCTCGTCCTCGGCCTGCTTGCGGGCGGCGGCCTCAGAGGTCGCCTTCTCCTCGCGAGCCTTGCGGGCGGCTTCGAGTTCCTCCTTGGTGGCCTTGAGGATCTCGTCCTGCTGGCTCATGCGGCCGTAGAGCTTCTCGCGCTCCTCGCGCCGGACCTTCTCCAGGTCCTCGGCGCTGAAGCGGCCGTCAGCCTGCGGTTCCTTGGGCGGCTCCGGAACGACCGGTACGGTGATGACCTGGTCGGCGGGGGCAGGGGCGGTGGCGGTGGCCGGAACAGTCATTAGCGCGTCTCCTGGTTACTGGCATCCTCCGAATTCCGGCTCTGCGGCAGCTTGGTGCCGTACGCCATGGTCACGAATTGATTGATCAACGATTTGGTGTCCACACCGAGGTCGATCCCAGTTGCTCCGGGAAGAACTCCGGTCTGAGCGTTGCCAGCGGGAGATCCGGACGAATCCGGGCTTCCCCCGCTTGACGGGGCTGGATTACCACTTTCCTCAGTAGCAATTCCAGTTATCTGGAGAATAGCAGAGGAAATGGTTGCTTTGATAAGCTCCAGGGCTCCCTGCTCGACAACATCCCTGCGCTGCTCGCTGAACATCTCTTCCAGGCGCTCGTCGGGGAATTCCTCACCGAGTTCGACGAGGGCGTTGCGCTTGGACTCCAGGCCGATCGCCAATTTGGCCTGGATTTCGTTGAGCTTGACGAGGTTGTCGACGGGGAGCGGCATCGGCCAGACACAGTCGACGTTGTAGACCTCGGGGTCGTTGGGGTCGAGGAGGTCGGGCTGGTCGTCCTCGGTCTTGATGCCGTCGGTGTACGGGTCGTACAGCAGCGTCTCGGGCTCGTGGCAGAACAGGGTCCGCAGCACCAGCTCGTTGATGCGCTTCATGCCGAGCCCGTAGTTCATCTGCTTGATGCTGTTGCGGTTCATCAGCGGCTGGTACTGGATGGACAGGGCAACGCCGCTGGTGTTGGAGATCGGCTGCATCTGCCCGAGCGCCGATTCCGGGACACCCATGAT